CCAGTGAGGTAGTCGAAGCCGCTGTTGTTCTCCAAGTCCGGCCCCTCTCCATCGGCCCAGAATCGGAACTCGGCGATGTTGACGCGCTCGGTGGGTACGACTCCGGTGATGGCACGACCGAGGAATAACCAAGCACTGGTCCAAGCTCCTGCCGTACTGCCCATAGCGTTCGTCGCACCGCCGATGGCAGTGTCGAAAGCTACCTCACCGTTGATGGCGAGGCGGTTGACGTTCAGGAAGCGCGACGAGGAAGCACTGGGGTCGTCCACAACATCCAGCCCGAACGAGAGCCAGTTGAACTGGTCCCAGTTGTTTAGGGTGATACCCATGGTGTTGCGGATATCATCTACCGTCTTGATATAGATGGCATTAGCGGAGGCGGGCGACCAGATGCGTTTAGGGATGGCGAAAGTGCCGTCCGATCCTACACGGAGGGTCAGGGTTCCGTCACCCAGGGCACTGAAGAAGATGGAGATGGCCGCGTCCTCGAAGGCTGTGGCGGTTTCATCCAGTGCCAGGAGCGGAATCTCGGATGGTATGTCCGTCGTATCTTGGAGGAAATGCTCGTGGGTATCTGGGGTGTTCGGCGCACTCCGAACATCCATACCCATACCGAGTCCCACATCGAAGAAGTTGTCCTCTAGGGCGGCCGTATCCTCGAAGATGGGCGCCATGTCGCAGAATATCTCTTGGTGTAGTGGTTCCCCAGACCATGCCGCGAACCTATCCAGCCCGTTGGCTTTGAGTACATGGGAGGCATAGGCGCGTTCCCACACTCGATAATGCCAGTGGACTACATCGGCGGGCGCTGGGTTGAGGAAGCCCCATGCGCTGGTCCATGAGACGCTTTTGGTATCGCCCTGGATTGCTTCTGGCTGTCCGTCTGTGGCGGGCGTTGATCCAGTATCTTCCGTGATAAACGGAATAGTCGCACGGGCACGACCACCAGCACCGAATAGCCAGTTGCGATTCGGCTGAATGGAACTCCACCCATTGAAGAACGTCGAGCCAGTGTACGCGGATCGACTCGGGCAGGTCCAGCCGCCGTATGATGCCTCGCCACTATAGGCATTCATGGAGCGGGCGGTCAGCTCGACGAAGGTATCGTTGGTGATGTCGTGCTGGTAGACATGGAGTGCCTGGCCCTGGCGCACAAAGTAGACCGCGTAGTCATTTCCGGCGGTCCAGGAGTCGTCGGTGAAGGTCAGCGCGTAGTAGTTGGTGTTGACATTATCTTCTTCCCCAGGCCCTCCGTAATATGCAATATCGAACTTCTGGCGACTGATAAGGCAAACTAGCCGCTCATTGCCAGCGCCGTTACCGTACTGGGAGCCAACGGTCGAGTGGCCGTTGACGATGTAGGCCACGAAGTCCGCATTGTGGTTCCTGTGGCCATCACTACTAGCCGGACCAGTACCGCCCAACGCACAGATAGGAGTCGCCTGCCATCGGTTAGACTCCGAGATAGGCGTCTGGTGTCGGAACACACTCTGCTGCGTCCAGTTGGAATCCACGTCTAAGCTCTGGGCGGTGATTGGGGACTGGAAGAACGATCGCGCTGTACTGGTGGCGTGGAGGGTAGAGCGAGAGCCGCGGTGGTGTACCAGCTCCTTGAAATCCGCACTGTCGTAGTCCGGCATACGGACATCCAGCTCGGCCACATGGGACTCACCATCAACAAGGGCTGCCGCGTTTCCGCCGCGGAATACATCGGGGTTGGTTCCGACGCTGCCAGTCTCACCGTAAGACTCGCCCAGTTCTGTGCCACTACCGTCGTCGCCGTCTACCGAACTACCGAGGATTACTCGGGAGCCTTGGGTCGCGTCCACCGGATCGAGTCTATGTACTGGGCCAGCGGTCCCGTTGTAGGTCAGGTATCGATAGCCATAGGCCACGGCACCATCCAATACGCCGGGGGAGGTGGCCTTGGCGCTTACATTAGTTCCGGGCGTCTCGATGCCCAGGGTGCGGCACCTCTCGCGGATGCTGTCCTGCATGGTCACGGCGCCACTGCTCACCAGGAAGGAGAGCGGCCCCAAACGCGAGGCAGTCAGGTCAGACTCGACACGCTGGGCTAGGTGGGTGGTGTAGCCCGCCGGACCAGCACCAGTCAATGGGAGGCCACCTGCGATACCGACATACTCATCATCGGACTGGGGGCCTGGTGTGTAGCGGGGTTCGCCCGATACTGCCGAGTGGGTGATTAGCTGGGCCGGGGTGCCGTTGAGTGACAGATCCCGCAGTTCACCGTCCGCGAAGTCGAAGTAGAACGATGCACCCGTGGCGCCGGAATCGCGGCGCGTCTCGTATGGATACAGTGCAATCTTGGAGAGACTACCCCAGAAAGGCGTCTCGGTGGTCGTGTCCTCGGGGGCGCCCACATAGACGTTGGGAATGCGCTGGAGGTCGAGGTACGGCGGGTACTGCTCGGTGCCGCTATTCTCGGTGGTGACAAGCGTGGTGCCGTCGTCCACCTGGAGGAATCGCTGATCCCCAGTACGACCCGCGGCGATGGTGAACGACTCCCCCGCACCAACTACCGGAGTAGTTGAGGTCATAGTGGTGCCGTTGATGGTGCATTCCACCTGCCCGGATGCGTTGATCTCCAGGAGGATGAGGTCGCCGTAGTCCAGGATGGTGTTGACGGCGCCATAGTTTCGGCCCATCGTGCCCTCGATATACACGGACCAGGAATCCTCGGCCGTACTACGGGCAAGGGTCTGGAAGTAGCGGTCCATCTCCCCAGTGTGGCGCACAAGCATGGCGCCTTGTGTTCCAGGGAAGGTGAGCGTGGAGTCACGGAGGACTGGATGGGCGGGGTAGCCGTTGAGCCAGCGCCGACCATTTCCGGTGTTGATGCTGTCCGGAATCACCGCGCCCGCATTACGGCCGTCGAGATACCAATAACTGAGAATAGACGCGGGGGCGCGAACACCCAGTACGGTGGACTCGTCGGCGATATAGGACTGGGTGTAGCCGAAGCCGCTGATAACTGGATGCACCGATTCGGGCTTGCTGAAGTCTTCGCGGCCCAGTAGCCTCAGTTTCCAATCATCAGTGTAGGTTCCGCTGAGTGTGATAGTCGCCGTGTCGGTGCCATCCGTGATAGACAGCGTGGTTCCGGTCAGGCGGAGAACCAGATCGTAGGCGGTACTGGGGGTGACAGCGAACGAATCGGTCTGGGTGGTGGGCGTCTGGTTGGTCGCCGCCAGTACTAGCGAATAGGTGGATTCGTCGGTGCGCTCCAAGTAGACTCGGTAGTGGCTGCCCGTGGCCGAGTCGTCTAGGTTGATGATGGGGTAAGTGCCTGTGGCCGCGGTGATGTCGCCCGATGCCAAAGACAATGGCATGGTCAGGCCACTACTGGAATCAATGTCGATGTCCAACTCCATGTAGCCATCGCCGGGGACTGTGATGCCCAAGGCCGCACCACGCCGCGATTGGCGTAGGGAACCATGTCGGCGCTCTAGCTCCAGCTGGCTATCCGGCGCCACTTCCTTGCGCTCGTACAACGCCCCGGCTGTATTACGGCCAAGGGGGGTGCGGTCGATGTGGACGTTAGGCATAGAACTCCAAGCGAACTGTTAGGGAGGTGTCGCCAAGGCCGCGGATAGTGAAGCCCACATGGGTCGCGCTACCTAGTGCATACCGCTCGATCCGATTGGTGCCGAACTCCTGGTAGAGTCCTTCCACTAACAGGGGGTTGCGGCGGTTACGACCTTCCTCGATGGCGTTCAGCATTTCTAGCTGCACTCCATCAGCGATACCCACCGCATCAGCCATCGTGACCTTGACCCACGTGGCGCCCGTGGGCACTGGAATGGGGCCTTGGAATCCGCCCCCAGAGATGTTCTTCACGCGCCACTTCTGGAGTGATACGTCTGTGAGGACTGGGGGGTCCACGGTGGTCCAGCTATTGTCAGGCTCTTGGCGTTGGAATATTGGCATTATGTTCTCAGCGTCCCCACTAGCAGTACCCAACAGACCTGACCGAAGAGGTTGGTCGCCGAGCCGTTTTCAGTCCACACAACCTGGAGCCTATCGCCGCGGTTCCAGACTAAGTTGGCAGCGGTTCCATGAACAGCGCCGAGGTCAGTGATTCCGGTGGCAGGGAGGTCGCCATCGGTGTCGGTGTTGTAAGCCGTCGCAAGGAGGTCCGCGTTGGAGTTATCCTTGTTCTGGATTTGGATGTCCCAGTTGTTCGCGCCACTGGAGGTCGTGGATGCCTGGGTGCATATATATACCGCAGTCACGTCCATCTCAGTATCGCAGGGGCCGATGAACTTGGTGATGGTCGAACCACTCGATGCGTTACCCGCGACGATTGCGCCCACCTCGTCGATGGCTAGCATACCTAGTACATCATCTACGGTCAGCTCTTCGCTATCACCACTACCAGCCGTGGTGCGTCCGAGAATCCTGGCCGTGGCAACATTGCTGACCACATCCACAGTACCACCACCACCACCATTGACCTGAACCCAGTCGCCCACAACAGATGTACCCTTGGAAATCCAGATGTCTCCCGAGCTAGTGTTGACGAAGATAAGCCCTTCGCGGTCGGGTGCGGATGCTGGGTCGCTCGTATCTTCCTGGTACACGGAAGCCGCGACCAGGGATGGCGACATCTCGCCCACGCCCGAATCCGTACCGATGCGCATGGCATTGGAGAGCGGCGATGGGTTGATGTTCTGGTAGGATGCCGAAATGCCCGAATCACTCAGGTCAACATCGTTGTCCGGCATCGTGATGGTCCGCGTGGTCCCGGTACTGATGCTGGATGCCTCGAATGCGATTTCCTTGGTAGGGTCGCCGTCGTCCTGGATGCGGAATATGGTGTCTAGGAACTCGGGGTCCGAACCCCCAGTGCCGCTACCCGGAGTGCCACTACCAGACCAAATGGTATCGTCTTCGTTACCACGCCAGAAGTTATCCAGGAACGGCTCATCGCCGCGGGCCTGCTTCCAACATTCCTGTAGTGCGTCTTCAGTCCGCCAGTACGCCTGGCAGTAGTCCACGCGCTTGACCCACGATAGCTCTAGGTATGCGCCCTCAAGCGCGTCGCCCGTGAATGTCTCGACGTAGATGCCATGCTCGAAGAACACATGGGGACTGGTCTGGTCCCGCGAGTTCACTAGGTCCACTACGCAGCGGTTGTCGTCGGCCTCCTCGTTATCTGGATCTTCCGTGGTGAACAGTCGGGCACTGGCGTCCTTGGCGTCCGATTCCCCGGCCTTGTAGATGAGGCGGGCGCCCAATAGATACACGCTACCAGGTACGAAATGGTAGCGCGTGTCGTCCGCGACCTCCCATGTCTCAGTCTGGATGAGGTCCGGGTGCGGAAATGTAGGGTACTGGACCATTACATGCTCGTTACATGATGGCCGGAGCCGCCACGCTTCAGGTCGCGGGCCTCCCGCTTATCTTGCTGGGCCGCCACGATGGATAGCTGACCGCCGGGTGCCGTCCATTGGTGATACAAGACCACGGCATAGGACAGGATGAACTCCAGAACCTCGTTGGATGCGTCGATATCGGCATCAGCGTCGATGGCCCGGAGTTGGGTGATGCGGACTTCCGTGTCCGCGGTACTGGGGTGTGGGTAGAGGGCCAGGTATGATGCGTCCTGGTCACCGTCCCACCGCTGCTCGGCCTTCTTAGGCTGGCTGGATGTGGCGCCGTACAAGAGGTGCCCGTCAGTCCCCTGGGGCAGCTCGTGGTTACTGGAGCCGATGCGGACACTCACCACGCGCCCCGAGTGGGGGAGCTGGAGTGATCGCCGCTTGATTACGATTGTGGTGCCTGATAGTGCGTCCTCAACAGGGACGCCCAGGTCTAGTTGTTTACCGGACTGGTTCACGGTACGGGCCGGATAGCCAGTGCCGTCGATGTCCAGGATATCGCCGGGATGTACGAGGGGCAGTGCCTCGTTAAGGGTCACGATAGCACTGCCCGCCGAGTGGGTGTCGATGGTTACGTCCAGGTCACTCAGCGTCCGGCCCGTGAACGATTCCGCCAGACTCGGCACGTTGTCACCCAACGCACGAGCAATGGCGGAATCAATCACCTGGCCCAGGCGAGAAGTCTCCGTGGCGGTCAGGGTAGTTAGCCCTAACCGCACCTGGAGGTCACTCCGCAGAGTTGCCTGAGTAGCCATGTTAGGCTAGGGTTACGCCTTCCATGTGGCCGAACGAACGACGACCTTGATCGAGGCTCCACTGGTACTTCATCTCAGTACGCTTGAACCAGTTGGTACTGCCGGGGATAGGCCACGAACCTGGGAAGGTCTTGATGAGGCCCAACTCTGGTTCCACCTGCGAATCGCCAGTGACACCTAGAGTTGCATTACCAACCACGTTCAGACGCAGCGAGTTCATGTTCAGGAAGATGATCGGGTACTCAGCAGTGGTTGCCGCGCTGAAGTCCCATACAGTGGAGGCGGTGTCCAACATGCGGTGAGCATGGATGGTCAGGTCGCCGTGCTGCATAGAGCGGGAAGTGTCACCGAAGTTCACATGCGTTGGGTTGCCTGGGGAGGCAGCGTCACGCTTGAGCTGTACGATCTTGGCGAATACCGAGTCGCCTACCCATACGTCAGTTGGGCGTTCCAACTGGCCATACGAGAGTTGGCGGGCGAAGTCGTCGATGTCGTTGATGAGTTCCGAACCATCCGAGTTGGAAGCACTGAACAAGCCAGGCGCCCATTTCGCGGCCGAATCCTGGTCGATACCTGCGAAGGTTTCGTCCGCGCCTTGGTCTTTAACCAGTGCGAGACAGGACATGGAGCGAATAGTGCTGGACCAACCAGTGGTCGCATCACCATCGTATGGGTTCTTAACTACCGGAGTAGCGCCGACGCCATCAGTACGACCGAGCCAGAACATGGATTCCATCTCGTAGGCACGTTGGATGCTTACGGAGCGGAACAGCTCGTTCATGTAGTTGAAGTTCTCACCGACAGGCATGGAAGCCGGATAGGTGACGTTCTGGGTGTAGACACTCAGAGTGAACTTCGCGTTACCGATGATGTCTTTCGACTCAAGATCCAGGTCAGATGCACTGGACTTATCGCCGAAATCGTCATGGACGTGCGCGAACACAGTACCACCGCCAGCTTGGTACAAGAGCGGCTGGGTAATCTGAACGCGGTCAGGGATTACGAAGAGACGACCTTTTCGGGTGACGTCGGCAAGTAGGTACTCGCCGCTATCGGAGAAGATCTGAGGGAGAGTTACGGACTGATGTTCCGCAACGGCATTGATTAGGGTGTCGAGAGTCTGAGTCTCGGCAAATGGAAAGGCTACAGCCATGATGCTAAGTTGGTTCTGAGATTAAGTCAGTCCCACTAACGCCATGTCCTATCGTCCGTGTGATGCTCGTTCGTGTGCCGCGATTCGCGCTTCCAAGGAACCCCCATCGAGTTGAGGGGTTTTCGGTTCCGGGGTTACGCCTTCAATGACTACACGCTTCTCGCCGTAGAGGGACTGGCCGGATTCGGGCTGGTACTGCTGCTTGGCTGCCTCTTGGGAGCTGGGCATAGTGGCCACGATTTTGGCGATTCCTTCCTTGGTGGTTAGCGCGGTTTCCTTGAAGTCTGCACTGGCTTTGGCGAACTCGTGATAGCGCGGAGAACCCGGCGAGATTCCATGCTCGGCCAGATGGCCATACATTTCGTCGCGGAGGTTATCTTTACGGTCACGGGCTTCCATAGCCGCCGCAATCTTGGCGTCCACCTCGTCTTTCGACTGGAGTTCGCCCTTCTTGCGCTGAGTATCTAGGGCTTGACTCACGGCGGTCGAGACGTATCTATCTACGTCTGCCCGCTGCTCGTCGTCTAGGTTCAGGTCGTTAATGGAGTTAAGTACCTTCTCCACTTTCGCGGCTGCTCCCTCCAGTCGGGCTACCGGATCAGATGTCGGCTCCGTCGTAGTTTGGGCTACAGGGTCAGAGGTTGGGTCGGGGGTGTTACTATCAGTCATGGCTCTGTTTGCGGGGCTACGCGGTGGCGCTCCCTGCATCCGGCTACCGGACGGACGCATCTTACCATAATACGGCCACCTGTCAACCGCATTACGGGCTTTATTTTAAGAGTCCAAAAATGAACCACAAAGCCGTATTACGGGCCTTGTGGCTCATGTATGGGCCGTTAGGCCATCTTTTCGGCTAGGAAGTCCAGGACAGCACTAGCGGCCATTACAGCACGGCTCTTTACGGCCACAGTGTCGCCAGATACGGCGGTGAGACTATGGGTGCCACCAGGGACAATAACCACCTGCACCTCAGCACCGCGGGCCTCCATCTTGTCGCGGAAGCTGTCGATCCACGCTCGGGGGACTGTGGTGTCGTTCTCGCCGTAGATGAGGAGGTACGGGATTACAGGCAGCTTGTCCGTCATGTGAAGGGGGCTGCGGGCCTTTAGTCGGGCACGGTCGGCATAGGACAACTCGCCCCACGAGGAGTCACCATCGCCCTCGAAGTCCGGAATAGCGGCATGGCCGTTGCGATTAGGCTCCCAGTCGTAGAGGCCAATCAGCGGGGCGCGGAGGATGCAGCAGTCGGGCCGCAGTCCCTTGGTCATGGCCATCAGGAGGCGCATACAGCCGGAGCTGGCGCCGTAAGCGAAGGTCTTGGTGTCGTCCGCCTTGGGCAGCTCGTAGCGGGCGGACCATGCCTGGAGGATATCTTCCACGTCCTCGTCCATGACGCCGAAGTTGTCCCCATCACCACCGGCAACTGTACCTTCTGAGGCGGAGGCACCATTGCGGAGGCCCTCACCTTCACGGTAGTCGGGGGCAATCATGCAGTAGTTCACACCTAGACCACTGAGGCCGATATGGGTGCCGAACGTACTGGCGCCCGCGGCAGTGGCATCACCTAGAATCTTCTCGTCCGTGAGTTGGGAATCAGTACCAGCCTTACCACCACGACAGAAGATACCGAACGGCACCTCACCAGCGCCGGACGGTTGGAGGACAACTCCCCACTGAGCGAGGCCGCCAGAGTTGAACTCGACGTGTTTGGATTCACTGCCCGCGGCCACAATGGAACCACTGGGGTTGACGCCGCCCGTGGTCACTGGGGTCGGGGTATGGGCGGAGAGATTGAAGATTGCCATGTTAGCCTATTGTCTGGGGGGTTTGGGTCGGGGGTTCGCCCGCAGCAATATCCGCGGCGATTTGATTGTCGATCCCACCCTCGGCACTCATACCAGGGATGGGGGACTGTGGGGCGGCATTCTGGACCTGCGCCGCCTGCTCAGTGAGTATTAGCTCGTGCTGCTGGATTACGTCCAGTAGTGCGACCTGGTCGGCGCCGTCCTTCTCTAGGATGCGGCTATAGTCCGAGATGTAGACCTGGTGTTGGTCGTCCGCGTATACGGGCATCGACTGGCCCGTCTGGAGGAACATGAGGTATCGCTCCAATGCACCATCAGTCTGACTGTCTAGACGGAAGTATTGGTCCGTGTCGTGCCAGCCCAACGACTTCAGTACACGACGCAGGCCCTCGCCCAACATGCGGCGGGCATTCGGGTCTTGGAACTGGGCGAAGTGGTTACTAAGCATGGTGAAGGCCGTCATGTTCACCTCCAACCTTCCCTCCTGAGATAGGTTCGCAAGAGCCACAGGGTCCACGCGCACACCCATCGCGGCCTTCCGCGGATCTGGGACCGAGATGGTACGGAGCATGTCGCCGCCCGTGGGGGTCTTAATGGTGGTTCCGAACATCTTGCGCTGCCATAGCATGAAGATATAGGCGCCTGCCGACCAGGTGCGCGACATGATGCGGAGGCGGTCCGCGTTTCGTTTGTTGGCCGAACCAACCAGTGCCGCTGCCTCGGTGGCGGACTTCTCCGGATTAGTAGCAATGCCCCGATCGACAGCCCCGACTCCAGTAACTTCGTCCAGCAAAGCAATGAGAGTGTTTAGGGTGGCGATATATTCCTGGATGACGGGCGATCTCTCAATCGGGCGCATTGTGCTGTCCACCCCGCGTTCTGTCTGCGAGGTGTCCACGGGTACGAATACCCGACGACCACCCTTAGATGCCCGTTTCATGGCGTCGATGAGGGTCTGGTCGATGGCGTGGGAGTCATAGACAATCGTGGTGTTGATAGCCTCCGCTTCCTCCACGATGCGGGTGACAATGGTGTTGATATCCGTCACCAGCGGCAACCATGACACAACCTCGGCGGGGGCGATGTCCTCGTTAGGTGCAGGGGGTAGGGCACGGTCCACGATGAGGACTGGTGCCGTCAGGTTGGTGGTACCCACATAGACTCCCAACTTGGGCTTCTTGTTCTTGTTACGTTCGCCCCATAGATTGCCCGCGGGGTTGACGTACAGGCTCATGGGCGCCTGATTTCCCGTGGCGGTATGGCCCACGTCGAGGGCTTGGTGGTATACTTCGGTCACGTCCACCATGTCCCAGTCTTGTAGTACCTTGTTGTACTTCTCCTCGACCATCTCCTGAACATCCAGGTCTAGGTCGCCGAACTGCTTACTGAATGAATGCCACGAGAATCGGCGGCCATGTGGCTCGTAGCCGCAGTAGTCGGCCTCGATGGCCTGCCACTGGGGGTTGTCCTTCTCCGGGATGAGCTTCAGGCCGAAATAGGACTGGGTTGGTAGGAGGTACGCTAGTCGCTCGAAGGCGGTGTCCATACCGGACTGTGGGAGGACGGTGTGGAAGATTTCCTCCTGCTCCTCCGCCAGCGCCAGTCCGAGGTCGTTTAGAGGTTCAGTAATGAACGTGGGACGGCCCGGCGTGATGCTGATGACGATTTGCTTCAGGCGGCTATTCAGCAGGTTCACGCTGGTCTGGGGCATGTAGCGCGTGATGCCCGGCATCTGGATATTGGGAACGTCCGTGGTGGCGATGCCCCCTTCCGGAATCATGCTCAGGATGGAGGCCCCACCGATAGATCGGTTAGAGTATAGGTCGGCCAGAAGGTCTGCGTTCTGGCTTGATACGACACGCAAAGATGCCATGGCCTTCCCCACCAGTAGGGTCAGAGCTGTCTGGGCATCTTGGTCCAGTTGGTAGAACTTGGCCATGGGTGGTATGGTAGTGTCTCGGGAGGGTTATGTCAAGTATATTCCGGAAAATCAATAACCAGGACCGCCCATGGGGAATCCATCGGAAGGCCAGGGGGTTTTCGTCCAGTCCTTGTGGATTGTCGGGCTGTTGGGGAGCTGGGCGCGACGCTCCAGGTGTGTCCCTAGAAGGGCTAGGGCCGCAGGGACGTCATCGTAGTCGGACTTGGGGAACTCCGTGAGGCGCTGGAACAGGATGTTGCGGCCCTCGAACTCGTATGGGAACTGGAGCATTCCCTTCCGGATGGCCGTGGGGAAGCCGCCCAGTCGCTTGTTGAGCTGTGTTTTCGGAATGGGCTGTGGGTGGATCTGGACCTTGCCCAGGCGGCCCCTCTCGCGCATCCATGGGGCGATGACGCCGCTGAAGGCGACCTTCTCCACCCATATCGTCTTGAGCTTGGGCCATTCGTTCTGGGCGATTCCCGTTTCCAGGCGGACGATGGCTGTGTCCAGGTTTCCAGCGACCTCCGCGGCCCAGTGCGGAATGAAACAGTTTTGGTCTGCACTCATTCCCTGGGGAATTCCCCCAGGCATCGCGTGGGCGGGCACTACGCGCACCAGTACAAGGCCGTTGCGGTCCCCTGCCAGTCCCTCGACAGTTGCCACTGGGTCGAAGAGCATGATGTCCTTACCATCGGGGAGGTCTGCCTGGTCGAACGTACTGGCGTCCCGGAGGTCCGCATCATGGAACAGGGCATCCTCGGATGGTACAGGATTACATAAGTACTGGGCGGCGAAGTTGACCTTGGACAATCGCCGCTGGATTCCGTCCAGATCCTCCACGGTGAGGAACGATGGGCACAGGGGCGTCTTGCCGTCCACCACGCCGTCCGCATTACGGCCATCCCAGACGGAGAAGCGGAACTGGTGCCAGTCCGGCGATTCCCCCAGGTAGGATGTCACGTCCGAAAATGCCCAAGGGGTGCCGATATGGTCGATGGGGCTGGTGGGCGCATACATCAGCGGCTCCAGTTGTTGAATGAACTCGATAACCTGTTGGCGCCGGGCGAACGTATGGGAGTTCTGCTCGTTGGCCGGGTCGTCAACTGTTGCGTAGTTGGGGTGCTTGCCCGCCAATGCCGTGCCCGGCGATCCCGCGAAGATGGAAGGCTCGCGGCCCATTCCGCACCGGCCCTCGATATTGAACTGCTCACAGGGGCCTGATGCGCCCCGGCGCTTGATGGGGCGGGCGTGGGGGAATAGTGTGGCTACCGGAATGTAAATCAACTCGCCCTGGACGTTGAAGCACAGGTCGCCAGATAGCCTATCGCGGACTTCGCCTAAGAGCTGGCAGGCGAGGTCCATTCCGGCGGACGCTACAAGGATACGGGCCTGGGGGTCGCGGATTAAACGCCCACTGTTCTTGATTACCGATAGCACAGTACTCTTCGCATGGCCCCGTGGTACAATGGTACTGGTGCGCGAGTGCGAATTGCTATGGTCCAGCATATCCTGGTGGAACTGGCCGAACTGCTTGCGGCCGTCGTTGGTGCCGCGGTAGCCCATGGCGCGGCCCAGCTCCAGGTCGTTCTGGATGACCCCGCGGATGGCGTCCTTGAGGGTCGGATACTCGGTGGGCTTGGTGATGGACACGGGTGGCCACTATACGGCCGCCCTATGCGGATGTCAATAGGGGGTCCGCACTTTCCGGGAGGGGGTATGGGACAACGGCCTTGGGCGGGGGGTAGCGGCTTCCCCCGGAGGCCCCACCCCCCGCGATCGCTCGGCGGCTCGCCCCTCGGTAGCTGTTATAACATATACTGTGATGCCAGAATGTGTGGTGACGCGGATCTTGGCTGTATAGCACTGCGGTGGCGTAGCGTCAAGTGCTTTCCCGAACATATCCGTATGGCGGATTTCCGAGGGATTTTGTGATTATGGGCGTGGCGCGGGCCGATAATATTGATATGCGCGGCACAATCAGCCGCTAGAATGGAGAACTAAAAACATGATGCACAAAATAAACAAGGAAATATCTTTCACTGTAGAATACGACGGGCCTGGCGGGGAATACACCGGGATTCTAGTCGGATTCTGGAACGGGTTCCCGGAGTTGCTGATAACGTCAGATACCCGTGATGCCATTAACGCGCAATTTGAGGCTGAGGGAAACTTGAATCTGAACCCAGAGAATGAAGAGGACTTATTAGGGATTCCGGAATCTTGGGAAGAGGACGGATTCTATTTCCTAGGTGGCGGCGCATTCTGTCTTTGTATCCTAGTGGAATGAGGATACGAGAATGACTACCCAAAATATACACTACCCTGCCAGCTAATCCCTGCACCATCCACGACCACACAGCCCCCGGCGATTCGATTCGCGGGGGCTTAGGGCGTGAAACCGGGCGGCTCAATCCGAATTGTCCACTGAAAAGGGTACTGATAATGAAATCCAACAAGCTACCATCATTCTTAACGCTGCGAAATATAGGATATACGCATGTAATACTTCGCCCTGGGGGTAAGTATGACATCTACAAAAAATCCCTAACAAAAGCCCAAATGCACGCTGATACACTTTCAGCAAAAGGCGAAGAATGCCAGATAGCAGAGCTAAAGGGCGTTCAATACAGATAAACCGCGCCGCCACCCCAAGCCCCTAGCCCTTGATCTGTAGCGGATCACGGGCTTAGGGCAATGAAGGGAACTGGATTCCCTACCAACTTAAACAGGCCCAAAAACCAAAAGGAGAATAAAACCCATGAACTACCCTAAAAACCAGCCATATTTTGCCTACCTTGATGGGCAAGTGACCCCCGAAGATCACGATACCAACCGGGAAACCACTACCCCGGCGGGGCGTATTGCCTTCGTTTTCGACTGCTTTCACGCGGAATACTACATCGAAGGGCAGAACGTACAGAAAAGTCTTGCCTCATGGCTAGGCGGCTTGCCTTCCTGCATTAACTTACCCTACTATAATGACGATATTCTAGCCCTAGTTGAGTCCATGGACTCAGAACCAACTAAGCGCACTAAGGATCAGGAATACACAATCCTTAGCAACTACTTTAGCTTTATGGCCAATAAGTTGTTGCAACTCCAACACTGGCATAATCGCCAAGCCGAAAGCTATGGAGTGGAACTATGAAACCCCGCCCCAAATACCGCCCCTCACTGGCCGCCATCATGGCCGCTTGCGCTACCTGGATCGCCCTGGCCGCTTTCGTGGCCTTGGAAGTAAACCGCTAACCCCCCAATAAAACCATGAAACTACCTCAAGATACCCCGATGATTGAAGATGAAGCCCTACCTACTATCGAAGCCGCTATTCGTTTTAAGAGCAAGCCGCGCACAATGACCGATTGTCTTGGCGAGACTTTCGACTATGTGACGGTTCCGAATACACTGAAAAAGAGCCACCTTAATCTACCTGCATTGCGCAAAGCCAGGAAGCTAGGCGCGTATGCCAATAGCGACTTTATCGCTAGTATCATGCTCGGCAAGGCTTGTAGTATTGCAACGCGATACTATCACTCGAAAGGCGAGGACTATATCTATCGCCTGGATCGTCTGCCTGAAACCGTCACAGTAGACGCTAGTGGCTTCCTCGCTTCCGTCTCTATCGCCGTGATTGACTCGCTTCGCGCCTAGCCTCAATCCGGGCGGTACTTAGGGAGCAGGATATGCTCTCCACCATTACCCCGATGGAAAGGCATTGGCTGGATCGGCTAGAAAAGGCCATCCCATCCCTTAACCACTAACCCCGATAAAACCATGAAACTACCTCAACACGACCACGAAATCCGCATATTTGAAGCCGAGGGCGACAATCTAGCCGACCGCTTCACCGTACTGATCCGCTTCCCGGAAACCCCGGAAGTGTTGGACTGCTACGGAATGAGCGAGGGCGGGATCGCCTTCAATCAGTATTGCGGCGACGATGTAGAACCAGGGAATCACCTTGGCACTGAACTGAACACCATTCCCAATCACCTGAAACAGCCGATCCTGGATAGGATCGGAGGATAAAACCATGAAACAACCACAAAACACTAACGCCATCGCAACCGCCATCCTGGAAGTGTTGCCCGATACCCCTAACGCCGCACTCCTGGAAATCCTGGATAAGCTAGATCCGATTCCGCCGGAAGTTGCCAACATGGGCGACGGGGAACTGCTGGCGGCGTTGGAAGGAATGTTGGCGGAATGGGGGAATGTCCGAGACATCCGCATAGCAGAAGATAACGCACGGGCAGCCATCGCCAAGGCGCGGGGGCTGGGAGGATAACACGCCATGAAACCGACCAAAGAACAAGCCATCCATCACGCCTTCCTAGACATCGCCCACGTGCTGTACGCACTGGAGATTGACGAAGATGCGCTAACCATCGACATCGCAGCACTGAAAGCGACACTGGAAGAGCTACAGGAAGTCCACCCCAATACCCTGACGCACGAATACACCGAGGCGATGGACGAATAATGCCCCTAACCACAAAACAATCAAAACGCCGCGATCTCCTATGGGGGATCGTGGTGGTACTGGAGTTGTTGACGCTGTGTGTCATACTCCCCGGCTAAGGCAACATCCTAGCCTAACCCTTAAACTCAACAGATAAGAGAATGAAACCAAAGCTAAAAGATCCCACATGGGGCGAATACCACCGCGAAAGTCTGAAATACGGACTTCCACATAACGGCCATGTAGATGCCTACGTCAAGTTGCAGGAGCGACTCCGCCGGGAAGCAGTGATCGAGGCCGAACGCCTCCGAGAACTGCTGGCGGAAGCCGAACACTTCTTGCGACTCTACGCCGGAGAGGACTGCGGGGGCGGAGCGGCTTATAACCATAACGACTCCACCGGAGCCTAACAAACACCTAACAGCCCGGCGGGGATTGTACGCATAACACCATGACTACGAACCACATCCAAGACTCAAACCTCGGCGCTTTGATCCCCTCCCCCATAGCAGATAAAGAGGTCTGCTATTCCGTTAGGGGGACTGGGGTTGTGCCGCCTTGTAACGTACCGCTCCAGACCGCCACTAAGGGGTCGCCCTTGCACGAGGGCGCATACCCTAGTGATGACAGCTACGGGGTGCGATTAGCTCTAGGGGCCGCGCTGCAAGGCTCCGACATGGCCGCCGTTGAAATGTGGCGGCTCGGCGGGGAGGATGTGGATTAGTGGCCTGTGATCCCGTTCACTACAATATATACCTGGATGGGATATTCCAGGTATCAGTGGATGCACAGGGGGACTGCTTGGAGTGGGTGGAACGTCTACTGGTGCAGAACCCCGATAGTGTCGTCCGCTACGACTCGCACTGGGGGAAGTGGAAATGGCAGTCCGTGGAAGTCGGCCCCGCATCCGGCCACACGGAAGCGGACTGGGGTTTGTTCGCCCAGGAATGCGAGAAATCGCTGTGACTGCCAAAATGGCAGGTATTTCGTAAAAATACGAAATGCCCTTATAGTCGGCAGTTCATGGCCTATTCCGCCGTAAGTCCCCACACCACGGGGGTTTGCGGCGATTTTCATTGGAATACTTTTTTCGCGAGCTTCAACGCTGCATTTTTCGAGATCCACGACTACCCCGGTGGTTGAACGTGAAAAGTCGGCGGAAAAAGTTTTTCGGGGATTTTCGACGCATCTCCTTTGGAGACAAGGACATAAGGGGATTTAGGCCTTGAACTGCCCGCTATAAGGGTAAGCCAGCAGTGCAAATGAAAAACAGGGGCCACGCATATCAAAGAAATCGGCCCGATAGTTTTATCACACAGGACACCCCCATTTTTCTGATTATTTTATGGATTTGGTGTCGCGCATGTGTTTATAATATATGTCGAACGGGGCATTTCAGACCCCCATAGTACCATGACAAACCCCAGCAAAATCCAAGTCTCGGGCGCTACCCGTGCCGAGCAACAGACTCTTTACAGCACGTTCCCTCACCTGTTCGCCCCGCCTGACCACGATGATTGGACGTTAGATGTCCAGGGTAGTCAAAACATGGATGTCGATGTCTGTGCTGGTTGTGTCCTAGTGCGTGTAGACACCAGCCCATACACCGCCCTGAACCGCGATGAAGTCCGCCAGCTCCGTGAACGCCTACAGGATTTGGAGGCCCAGAGCGAGTGGATCTAACCATCACACTCACGCCCCAGCAGCATCAGGAGCTACACAACGCCATGCCGGATGTAGTGCCTGCGCCCGAGGAAACAGACCCCAGTGCCGACTGGAGCTGCCATGACTACCCGTGGCTCCGAACGGAATCAGCACAATCCAACCGCTTTGTGTGCCGCTTGGTACTGGCGGAGTCGGACATGCTTCTTACCACCGAGGGCGCAACAGCCCTCCGCGACCAACTCACCTGGCTCCTGGAACAATGAGCTGGGACAACTACCTTTACGCCGACAACCCCCAAACCGACCCACCCGAAGTCATGCAACACTCGTCCACTCTCTCACTCTACTGGGACAATGACCCCAACCTACCGTCCCCTGGCCCTGATTACTTCATCGAGGCCGACTTCGACCTCCAGGATGCGTCCACGGGCGAGTACCTACTAGAGACTGCGACGCTCTACCGCGACGATCGCACCATCGAGGGTGCGGACGCCATTAAGATTTTGGGGGCTGCACTGATCGAGCGGTTGGAGCAGCAGGCCGGAGAAGAGGATTACCAAGGATGAAAACAACCAACCAGAACTAAGAGGCAAATGAGCTACTTCCGAAAACCACCACCCCTCTACCAGACCACCAACCAAGCAAAATGGTGGTACGCCATGTGCGCCTATGGATCGAACGGTTCCAAGGGCAGTCCCCAGTGGGCGCGTGATAAGCACGATGCCATGGCACCACTCGACCCCCTCGCACCGTCCGTAATACGGCCATGGTGGGTCATTACACATAAAGGCCACCAACCAGCGACCGAAGCGGTACTGGGGGAAATCAGGGAACGTACCGCGAAAGGCTATCGAGTCTTATGGCGGGCGCGGGACCACTTCCAACACATGCGCGATGATGTGGCGCGGATGGCTGATGCGGATGCACTACCTGAATGTGTGGGTGCTGGCAACGAACTGGAGTTTGGGAAGCAGATCACCCCGGCGGAGTTGTACCACCTGGCCCAGGATATTATGTTGAATCTGACATATTTCCAGGAGACGTATGGTGTCAAGATCAGTCCACCGTCCTTCAGCTCCTTCGTCAACATCCGCGACGGCTATGGGTCCGCATTACGGCCACTGGTGGAGGGACGCGACGGTATTGTACTGGCGGTTCACAACTATCGATACCTGGACCCCTCGATGTGGGGCCGTTATGCGGTCATGGATGAGACGCGGGACATCTTGGGATTGCCGGATGCTGATGTACTGGTGGAGGAGTGCGCCTACTCCTTTGCCAAAGAGGTGGCCACCAGTCCTAGTGAGCGACTACTGGGTCACTGGGGTACGTCCTTCCACCAGCGGGCGCTACAGGCCGCCGTGGATTTACGGATGCCCGTGTGTCCTTTTATGAACTACCACCAGGGCCATCATTTCAATGATATCTCTGACCCCCAGTACGGTGCGGCTCGTTATGATGCTGGCCGTCGCCTGATTACCGAACTACGATCTAATGTCTAGGGAGCCACTACCAGAAGTGCGGGCCAAGTTCCGCCTACCATACGATGTCCACGATGCACTGGAGGCGGAGCTACGGCGCCGTGGTTCGACGGCCAAGGTGCCGGATGTGCTGCGGGATGCGTTGTTTCATTACCTGAGCTTGAGGACTAAGGATCGGCCGAGGTATGCTAAGTCGGCGGTGGGGTTTGCTACTGTTGCGCGTGGGGGTGATGATGAATAGCACCAAACCAACATTCCCGAGCCAATGGTTCCAAGCCGAACTGGTCAAGCGCGGCGTCTCCCTCCGATCGGTGGTGGACGCGGCGGTGGGCGCAGGGGTTTGCAGTTCCAGTACCATCCAGCAGTGGATATACCGCGGCACGATGCCCAATGCCTATACTTGGTTATGGGTGTGTCACTTCCTGGACTTGAATCCTTTGAGTGCGTGGGACTGGAGTGAACATCCGGGGCCGTCGCCTGATATGGGGTCGGACACTAGGGATTTGATCTGATGAAGCCAGCCACCCGCACTCTCCTAGCCAAACTCCGCCAGTCCTTCGCCCATGAGCTGGCACCCTACCCCGTCCACGTCCGTATTGCGGACATCCCCGATGCACTGGGGGAGGCGTGGTTCGATCCCAAGCGTAAGGCGTTTCGGATTCGCCTTGATCGCGCCCACTCTGAATGTCCGCTACTGCTAATGCACGAGTTCGCTCATTTACTCTCCCTCAACCCGCTGGGTGGGGATCATGGTCCGTCTTTCGGGCTGGCCTATGCTCGGGTTTGTCAGGTGTATGAGGAGTTTTGTAAGTGATTACAACAGAACTTTTCTCCGGCACTGGGAGCTTTTCTCGTGTCGCCCTAGACCTGGGGCACTCCATTAGGACATACGACTTAGCCGACCACGCGGATGAGCTTGTCCCTAACACCCACACACAAAGCAACATCCTAGATAGGGGTGTCAGCTACCCACATGCGCCGGACATCCTCTGGTCCAGTCCTCCATGCACTACGTTTTCAATCGCTTCGTGTTCGACCCATTGGAATGTGGACGGCACACCTAAGTCGGAAGCCGCTCTTGTGGGTATGCAGATTCTAGAGCGGACACTAGAACTCATAGCTGAACTACGTCCCAAGTACTGGTTTCTAGAGAATCCAAGGGGCATGATGCGGAAGCGAATCGATCCACTACTAGAGAAATATGGCCTGCGCTGTACTCGGCATACTGTTACCTACTGCCAATACGGCGATGACCGTATGAAGCC